TTACTGAATGAATGTTTGAGAGTATGCGTGAACATCACCTAAACCTGTAGCGTTATCAATAGCATTTGTTCCTATTGGTGAACCAAAAGGCATAAATGTATATGACCGTTTTCCACTTGAAGCTTTTGTAGTTCTAAGAAAATCCACAGCTACACATACAAAATAAGTATCATACTCTACCGTTTTTGTACTTTCTTCACCATCAACGATACAAGGAACATTTTCAATAGTTCCTTTTATTTTCAATTCTGTACCAAGACCTAATTCGGAAATATCGCCACGATTTATTTGACCGAGAAGCCCATTGGCTTGTAATATCTGCCGTACCGTCATTGTTCATAAGCTCCGTTTGGTTTGCTAGTGAACTAAGTTTATTATCAGTTTTGTTATATATGCTTACGCTCATTTAGTCTTTCCACCACCCTCGTTGTCCTCGCTTTCATACTTCTCTCCCGTGATTTCCTCGTACTGCTCAGGGGTTATCTTTCCTCTGTCAGCAAAATCCTTGACTTGCTCAGCGGTGTACAACCCTAAATCGTACAACCTCTTGACTTTCCTATACATTGTCCTTGTCCTCCTCAATCAAAGTGTCGGTCATCAGTGCAGTATATAGCACCTGTGCTTCTAGTTCGTCAACCTTTGTGGTTTTCTTTGGCTGAAAATCTTCGGTAGATAGCCCCAGTTTGTCAGCCATTTTTCTCTGCAAATCTGTCATACGTTACCTCCTATTTCTGACAGTTTAACGATGTATACCTCTTCGCTTGGAACAGGTATCCGATAACTGTCGCCATTGCTGTTTTTGAATGTCACTGAACCCCCTGCCTCGACTTCGATGTTTCGTAGAAAATCGTCAGGTATTAGGGTTGAAATGTCGGTGATTATAGGGTTCGCTAGTTCGTAATACAGCATTACGCCCTGCATTGCCTGTTTAAATGCGGTTGCATCGGTGTAGGCGGTGTCTTTGACCTGAATCTGTGAAACTGCGGTACTATCTCCGTCAAGTGTAATTGTTTTATCGACAAATACACTTGAATTTCTAGCAACTGTTACATATTTACTGCACAGAATATTATGAACGGTTGTTGTAAACGCACCCGAACGCTTAAATTTGGCAGAATCTACAAATCCATAAAAATGTTCCCCAACAATGGAAGCCGAATTAATTGCCCAGTTCACCGTTCCCAAATCCATACTATCTACACATTTGTAGTATTTTTTATTCTCATAGTCCACATAGTTTCGTGCCGTTCCTGCCGACCAGCCGTAGCCAGGCAGCGCCTTTATGGCTTCGGGGATAAGGTACTCAGTCTGATAGAATGGGGAATAATCGGTAGCAGCATCGCTCTCTTCCAACTGCACGTCATAAAACGCAGTCGCTAGACCGCATAGCGACACAAAATCAGTAGTTGCTGTAAAATTAACTGTTCCCTGATATTCTATGTTTGCTACCGTACCTACCACCTTTTTTATCAGCGAGCTATCGTCTGCATATGCTGTGTTTTTTCCTTTTTGCAATGACCACTGCAAAATACCTTGATTAGTTGAAAGAGTTTTTGTTTTTAATGACAGCGTATACTTCTTGCCGACAATAGTTGGAATATTTAGAATAGTTGTCAATAATTGTTTCGTGTAAATAACACCATTTTCAATCTTGCTTACATTCGCCCCATGGTAAATTTTGTCGGTGTAGTCAAACAAATTCTTTCCCTGCTCCACAACCTCTTCCGTGCCGGCACTGACTATTTCACCGTCAATGACCTCAGAATGACCACCTATTGACTTCACGCTCATCAGCTTCGCACCAGTCGGCACTGCTTTCTGATATGCTGTATCTGTATCAGTTTCAAATTTATGCGTCACACCCTGACCTATGTCAAACAGTGCGTCCACACGTCTTTGCAACTCTTTGTCCGTCAACTTCACGTTTGCTATCTCTGCCGTGTTCTCTGCTATCTTCCCGACAGCTGTTACATAATCGTCTGGCAGGCTATCAGCTATGGATTGTGCTGTCTGCGCAGCGGTTTCAGCGGCTTTGCGGTCTGTGGCAACCTGTGCGACTATCTTTTCCATTTCCGCTTTATCGTATAAAATCACCGTTTTATCATCAGTGATATATACGATTGTTCCGTCTTTTATAGTGGATTTATCAACGGCTTCCCACTCAGCTTTTGTACCAATCCACTTTTCGCTTTCAACCTTATTGCCTAATTCGGTAACAGATTTTTTAGCATTAGCCGCCATACCTCTAGCAATAATATCTGTAGCCATAAATCCACCTCCTTAATATGTGATCGTTCCCCAAATTTTGTTTACACCCTTAACGTTCTTAACGGTCACACTATAGTAACCACTAACATCTCCTACATAAACATTTTCTGTTGTAATCGTATCAACTGTTGAGAAGTCGCTCAGATCAACCATCATAAGCACTTCCTCTGCACCATTCTGAGTCAGTTTTCCTACAACCTGAAAACTGCCAGTTCCCGAAGCCTGTACTTTGAAATCAGCACCAATGCCAACTTTCAGCTCAAAAGTTTTTCCATTTTCGTACAGGTTTCCGTTTGTAGCACAATACGCCATAGTTCATCTTCCTTTCGTATAAATAAAATATAACAAGGGCGAAGCTGTGTTACCTCGCCCTTTAAAAACAAAAATAATTAGTATTATTTAATAGCACTTGCCAGCTTCTTAATAAACTTCTCGCCTGCAATACTATTCTGCTTATAACCCCACTTTTTCAGCAGAGCATTAACAGCCTTTTCAGTACCCTCACCAAAAATACCGTTCTCGTCAAGTGTGACGTTGTGAAGTTTTCTTGCCTTGGCTATGATGAGCATTTCTTTTAGAGCAAGAACACCACTGGTCTTATCACCCTTTTTATAACCAGACTTTTCGAGTGTTGGTAGCTTCTTTGTCTTAGTATATCCGTTCAGGTTTGCTGATTTTATTTTTGTGGGGAAATCTGTGTAACAATAATCTACGTCAACATTGGTTGCAATTCCATCAATTTTACCAGTGCTAGAATACTGCCACATATCATGCTTACCATTGTAATTGCATTTGCTGTTATACTCAGCAATCCAAAGTGTATATCTCTTTGCCACATCAGAAGAGATATAATTCTGCAAAGGAGAACGACTCATATAAAGTCCAGCATAGTAGCCTGCCTTTTCGATTTCTCCACAAAATGCCTTTACGATAGAATCGCAAAATGCCTTACCTTTATTAAACTGTGAACGCTCCTCTAAATCAAAATAAATAGGGTACTCAAACTTTTTGCCTTTGATTACCTTGAGACAAGCCTTTGCCTCTTGCTTTGCTGCTTCTACTGATTGTGCATATGAATACCAATAAACACCACATGGAATATTGTTATTCTTACAACCTTTATAATTCTTTTCAAATGTTCTGTCAATCTGATTTGGATATGTGATAGCATCACCGTAGCCAGCTCTCAGTATGGCAAAGCTTACATTTCCTTTTACTTTAGCCCAATTAATATTGCCCTGATGTTCAGAAACGTCTATGCCCTTAATAGTCATATGTATACTTCCTTTCCAATTAATCTTCCTTTACAGGCAGTTTATTTAATTCGTCCACACAGTTATGTACAAAACTATTGCCACCAATAGACGAATAGCTTTCGTATAGCCTTGCGAGATTTTCCTTTTCATATAATGAAATACTATTTTCTTTCATTCTTGAATTGTAAATCACTAAAATCGAATTTCTTAACGTAGCTTGCAAAGCCAAACTCTGTTTTTGTAGTTCGGCTTCCATGCCCTTGTTCTGTTCTACCTGTCTTTCCACTAATGCTGTTAGTTTATCTATTTTTTTATTTAGATTATCTTTGTCACTTGTTTTTGAGATCCACCCTACAAATCTATTTCTTATTGGTTTAACAATAATTGTTATCAATGCTAAAATGGTTGTAATACTTCCACAGTAGGTAGCAATTTCCTTAACCGTACTCATAATTACTCACCGCCATTCTTAACCTCGTCAATAAAATCTGTGAGTGATTTATAATTCATATCCTTAACAGCACTTTCAAGCAAGATAACAAGTTCTACATCGGAAATCTTAATACCCTTTTCTTCAAGTAGGGCAAGCATGGTTTCTTTAGCCTTTTCAAGCTTTTCTGTACCGTGAACGTCTTTGTAAATCTGTTCTATGTACTTAACCGTTGTAGCTGCCACATCTTTCTTAATGCTGTCATTTGCAATTTTTGTATACTTCGATTTTACAAAACCGACAATAGCCGTCATAACCGCTGTTAAAATTACAGGTAAATACTCTGTAATCATCTGAGTAATAATCTCTTTCATAACTTTTCCTCCAATGATAAAAGAGGGTTATTAGCCCTCTTTTATTTCAGTATTATTTTTATATGCGTTTCATCAATACGTTTGATAACTCTATAACCACTATTTGACTTGGTTGCCACGCCATTCACACTAGCCATACAATATCCGTTGACCTCACACGTTCCGTCATCTTGAACTACTAACTGTCCCAACAAGCCAACTTTGCTATACTCTTTTCTTGCCCCACGAGGAATGTATTCAAGCGTATCGTTATAGTTTTCGTTCAATATAAGATTGTGTGACTCGTCATAAATCAACCGTCCATAAACATCTGTTTTATACTTATCATGCCAATCTAATTCAGCAGAGTTACCAACAATAGATGGGTTGGCTGATATAACACCAAGGATATAGTCACCCTTATTTGCAAGTTTGATTTTATCACCGTCAAGCGTAACGAATAATCCAACTCTGTCTTGATTTTTAGTGTTACCGTCAAGCCATTCAAAATATTCGGCATAGTCAGCGCCAATAGTTTTGTATGCACCGCCAGCATAAACATTGCCTGAAAAGTCCACTTGCATTGCAGAATTTTGAGTTAGAGAACCATCTTCTATATTATGACCGTTCCCTATATTAAATAGTATACTTGCATTTTCCGAGCTTTTATAAGTTGATTTTGCATTAATACCTATAACGGTTTGGTTATCTGCCGTGGCGTGATTCCATAAACCTGCGACAAGACATCCATCATAATTAAGAACATCATTGTGATATCCAAACACGGCGTTATATTTTGCCATTTGGTCTTTAGTTTTGTCACCCTTAACAATATTATCTGTACCAACTACAATACTATCAGCTACACCCTCTAGCATATTATTTATACCACTAACATATGTATCACGAGAATTGGAAATAGTATTTTTTGCACCGCTACACTCAACCGCCACACTATATTCAGACGTATTCCACATACCACTGACGTGATTAGAAAATCCACCAACGCTAGTATTATTAAAGCCTGTTAAGGAATTTAAACTGCTATTTCCACGAGTATAGAGTAACATATGTAACATACTGTTAGTTTTCATTTCTGAAAAATCAATATAATTATTGCTGTCATAACTATATTCGTAACAATGGTTTGCTTGACCTTCAAGATGGTTGTAATCGCCATGAGCAATATTTTCAAGACGAATAGTAATCTGTTCTGTTCCATCAGGGGCTATAGTATAAAAATAAGAACTGCCATAATAATTAAACTTTTCTGAGATGTGTCTACTACCACTACTATCAACATATTCAACAAATCGCCCTACACTAGAATTTTGACTTCCTAGAGGTACGGGCTTGCCATTCCTGATAGCAATGTAGCCAGCGTTTATACCGCCACCACGGAAATAGATCCACACGCTATCTCCCATGCTTAAAATCTCACCTGATTTATTCAAGAAAGATTTTTCAGCACCATTATACTCTAATAGCGAAACAACAGCCGTGCAGTTTGTAGAGTCGTAGCTTTTAACTGTTCCATAGGTATAACCAAGTGTTTTTTTATTATCTTGACTTTCCTTAATCAGCTTATTCATTTTAGACATTCTGTACACCGCCTTTACGAATAATCAGCTAAAACCATTTTGCAGTTACCCACATAATTAACGCCATTCATTGTGAATTTTACAACAGTTCCGTCGGCAGGAAACACACTGTCTTGTCCCATATAAACATAGAATATTCCGTCAGTTTTAGCAGCGTATTGCCCCTCAACTGTGCTATTCAATGGTATATTAAAATCAACTTGTGGTACAAGGTTCGTACCGCCATTGTGCAAACTTTGACTAAACATATTATATAAGCTTGCCATTTTACTTCCTTGATGTCCTGAATTTGAAGTAGGGGTAAAGAAACCTGTAATTTCTGTATTGTCAGATAGTTTTCTCATTTTTGCAATAGCCCCACCTAATACATAGTCATTATCTCCACTTTTAAACAAAATCAACATTCCCCGACTTGTAGTATACAACATGACACTATCAAACTTGTTATAGGCGAAGCTGACATAATCAGCATATGGTGACGTTTTAGTAGAGTCATATTCACCACATCCAACCCAATAACGTGACTTTGCAGGGTCAAACATTATTCTAAAGTACGTTGTACCATCAATCCAAAATGTCAAAGTGTTATAATCGGTGGACTCACTATCAGGATAATTTGTTTCAATTTTACTCCAAGCCCACTTATCTTCAAAAAATGCTTTTAAATCTGCAAACACAGTTTCAGAAGAAGTTTGATTTGGAGTACAAGTATAAGTATTTATCATCAGTTATCACCATCCAATTCTGCATTACCGCTTATTCCAATAGCTCCACGAACGTTAGTGTTTGTTTCATTCATATCAACATAATTGATGTTATGTTCTATACAGTATTTTACAATAGGCAAACAATTTGCGTTTGTAGTATCTGTTATACCATTTCCATATGTGAAAATAGTTCCGACTTGTACATTATCAAGGGTACTAAAATCGGTCATAGTTAAATTATTATATTTCCCAATTTCTGCGTTAAAAGAAGTATGGAAAATAATTTGACCTACACTTTGACTCTTTATTGAGCCGTTGGCTAAAGTACAACCATTTGGAATAGAAATGCTGTTTACAAAGGCAATCTGAATAGCATTGCTCATGATTTCCGTTGTACCATTTGTTACCACAATATCTGATTTACTCATTGGAACACGGCAGAGTTTATTCCCTTGGCAGAGGTTATTATCAACGACTTTAAAAGTAGTATTAGAACTATCCACAGTAAACTTATTTAACTTAGGACAATTATTAAACCCTGTAAAGCTAGTCAAAGAAGCTCCAATAACAACCGTTGTTAATGCAGAGCAATTATTCACACCCGATACAGACAAAGCCATATTTGGAATATAAAATGTTGTAATAGCATTATTGTTTAACCCACCAATCTCTTTTACTTTTCCGTCACTCATGAATGACAAACTTTTCAATTTAGGGCAGTTATTAAATCCGTTTACTATTTCGCAAGAACTTTCAATTCTTAGAGTTGTCAGATTAGGCATATCGTTACAACCCTCAACGTCAACCACATAGCCTGTAGTCGCTGAAGTTAATGATGTTAAATTATTCATACAGTTCTCAGGTATAGTTTTTAAACTTGTACTATTTGTCATTGGCAATTTTGCCATATTAGGCATATTGCAAAACGATCCGCTTTCAAGCGTGATACCATTGCTGTCGGTCACATTGCCATAAATTACAACATTAATCATATTACCACTATAGCCATTAAAAGCGTTTTTAGGTATTTTAGTAGTACAATTACCCGATTGAAAGTCTAAACTTAGATTTATGTTTGCTGATGTGTTACTTGCAAAACCATCGGTGTCGTTAATATTAGTAGATCGCCCAATTTGTATAGTTTGAAGTCCAGATAAATCTCCATCAATACCTTTGCCCATAAGATAAAATCTTCCCTGCACTGTTGCGGGATAAATAACTAAACTTGTTGTTTCTTTATTTACATACACTACACATTTATTTGTAGTTGCCGCTTTGATGTTTAAGTTTCCAACAACATGACTTCCTTTTAGTATCTCGTTTTGTTTTATTTCTTCGACACCTGTTTGCTTATCAACTGAAACCATTGGTGTGAAATTCAAGGTGTAAGGTAGTTCCAAACCATTAACAAATGTGCTATTAGTAAGAAACGATTCAGAGTGTGAAATATCACAGTATGCTACAGGAAATGTAATCTTGGTAAGCTTTTTACAACCTGACAATACACCCTTGCTAGTCGAAATATTTGTAAGATTAGCAGGAAAAACAAAGTCTGTCATATTCTCAAATCCGTTTCCCATAGGTGAAGTGAGGTAGGTAGCTTTTACTTTGGAACAATCTATCTTTGTAGTTGTTCTTTTATCAAAAGCATTGTCAAAGTTAGTTAAATCATCACTCTCAGACACAATAGTTGTATCGTGTGTACCCAAAAAATAATTCTTTTTAAATGTTGAAATTGTGTTTGTGTTACGTCTGGCTACTTCGTTGTCATCATAACGTATCAAGCAACGTGACGGTGACATAGATTGAAATTCTACCGTACTATCTGCCGACAATGTATTGGTAACTGTAACTTCATTTCCTGTTATCCATTGAGCTATCAATGTTGTGTTGTTATTTGGTACAGTGTATACGTCACCATAATTGTATTTATTGCCTTGACTATCCGTCCATGCAAACAATTTATTCTCGTTATACATATCCCCACCTTGTAAAACGATTTGTTTATTAGGGGTTTGGTTAATACTTTTATAAGTGATAGTATTGCCGTCTTTGTCCTTGCCACCATTCGTATTATAAGATATTGCCACCGTATCACTCGAAGTTTCACAGTAAATCGAAATGCAATCTGTATCAAATGGTAGCCATTGTAGATTAGTGGCTTCAATACTCATTTCAGTAGCCGATAAAGGCATTGTAATAGAGTTTACGATAAATAACTGTTTGTCAAAATTATAATAATCATTGCTAACTCTGACGGTATTATCAACATTCAAATGTGGAATGATCGGCAGATTATAACTTATACCTGTACTCATACAAGCATGTTGTAACAACATATATTCGGCTTGTTGCCTACACTTTTCCTCTCCGCTTTCTTCACTTGTATCTCCTAGGGGTATATAATAAGTGCCACCGTCCAAACCCTTATAACCAACAGCATTTATGTTTACAGGTGATTGTGGGTTTTCATTTTTAGCTGTATACGAATAAATTTCACCATTTGTATTGTCTGTTGTAACTGTAATAATGTTTACACCGTCATAATTGTAAGTATAATTAATATCCGTTTCTGTAATTTCGGTTTCACTCAGTTCAAATTGTGGTGACAAATGACGATACCAAGAAGGTAAATTATAGTTGAAAACTCTTTCCATTCTCAATCTACCATTGACATCGTAATAGATATTAGCACCATACATTTCGGCAATCTTGTTAAAAATTTCACCAAGATAACCACCCTCGTCAACCACGATGTCGTCATACAAAGTTACATTATAGAATATAGGGTCAATAATCGGCTCAACAGGGTCAAGAGGTATATTGTTACCCAAATCAAGCATAAGCGTGTCCTTAATTAAAGTCGCAATATTCGTTCCTTTTTTAGAATTTGTAACACTAGCTTGATACTCAACAAGGCACATTCTAGCATTTAATGTTCCATCAAGAAAACCATATTTATCAACACCCTCAACATTCAATCGTCTACCATTAGAGTTTGCTGACTTTGTAACAAAAACACCTTGCGGAAACCAATAAATATTCTCATCAACTTGCAAGCCGATGAAGATCTTGAATTTTCGATTGTACCAAAATGAGCTATCTTTTTGAGGTACATATTTACCGCTTCTATCAATAATAGATAAAGAGCAAGACCTACGGCAGCCTTGCTCTTTATTAATCGTTATTGAACCATCTGTAGAAGATAAGTCACTTGTTATTTCGCCAATAGCACCTTCATAGTGTGATAAAATTTCCATTTTAACATACATTTTTCGCATTGGCTTATGTAACTCGGCAAGATAAGCATTGTCTATTTTATTATAATAATCCATAATACTTTCCTACCTCCTATCTAATAATTATTACATCATTTATATCTTCAACTTCAATCCAATCATACTTAATATTAGTCAGCCCTAATACACTTGTGCTATCATAAATTCTAGTAGGGTTATCTGAGATATTTATAATCCAAACATCGCCCTTATGAGATTTTAACATAAAATCATTCTTGCCTTTAATAAATTTAGTCCATGCTTTTACTCTGTCAATATTATCGACTATTTGCCCATCAGGGCAATTAATTGTCAAAAGGTCAGCAGAGAAAGAACCACTCTCATAATCTGTTACTGTTCTAGTTGTTTTTGGCTTAATACCTGTTCCTGTGTGTACTGCAAGACCAATATTTGATGTAATATCATTATCGGTCATACCTGTTATAAACTCCCAACACTCAGAAATAGCATAATACTTTTTGTTATATTTTGTACCCAAATCGGTTAAAGAGTATATAAACCAACCGTCCTTGTCTACCGATACTTGCTCTGATTTATATGGTTTGTAATCTCCGTAACAAACATAATATTCATAAGTCTGCTTATTACCAACTGTTGTGTCAAAAAAGCTCTTTGTATTAGTAGTACCAAGAAAAACATAATCTTCTTCATTTACATTACGTCTAAAAATCTTTGCAGTACCACTAAGAGTTGTATTCCATGACAGCATTGCTATACGATTATTAATTATTAGACAATTAAAGTTGTTTACTAAATCACCTAACTCGTTGCCTTGGAACGATACTCTTTTGCTAAAATGATACATTTTATCGTCAAGTGTCATAATCTCACTAACAACACAATATGAATTTCCTGCTTGCATAGCATAGAAATCATAGTTGAGTCTGAAATTATAAATTGCAGGACTTTCATCAATCAATTTCTGTGTTCCACTATAAACAGTAAACTTTGCACCTTTTACAAACTGAGTATTTGCAGGGCAATAAATTATAGCCATTCCAGTAGCAGTATTGTAGTTAGAAATAAAACCATTAATACCCTCGGTAACATGACCCTCTGTTCCACTAGGCTCTACCTCTATAGTAATACACTTATTTACTATATTTTCACCTATACTTTTACCAAGATTGACCTGAGTTGTATCATTTGTGCTGTCCTGAATAGTTCCGTCATAGACTACATTTGAATTAATTATCTGATACAAATAATACTTATAATATTTCAAGCCGACATGATTAGGGTGCGTATACGTTGTTTCACAATGTATTGGTCTAGTAGAATTGTTTTCATTTACTTCAGCCGTAACAATACAATCAGGGTCATTTCTGCATTTTACATAATGCGGTTTATCTATAAAGTAATTAGTAAATATCCTAAATTCAGTGCCTACTGTTGGTGTATTTGTAAAAGCAGATTTCAATGTAACCATGCCTGTTTTGTAGTCATACTTTTCAATAAACCTACGTTCCTCACCTATCTCCATGTATGCACCACCAACTAAGTAATTTGAGCCGTCAGCACGTTCATAATAATAAGCGTCTTTCAAATTGCCTATTTCCTTGTTTATATAAAATGATGTTGAAGAACCTGCTCTCTGAACTTTTCCACGACAGAAATACATATCGTACAAACCAACACCATCTCCATATTGGGTGTCGTCAGCTATGGTTGTAGGGTCTGTTTGAAAAAGAATGTATTGATATTGGTAATCATGACCGTTCTCGGCAATATCGTTAAAAACTAACTCATTAACACCAACTTTATCACCATTGTAAAAGATGTTTATGTCACCACCCTTTGGAAAATAAGAGTGATTAACTTCACCTGTTTTAAGGTTTGTGTACTCGCACAATGCCCAACGCATAGCCGAACCTGCCGTACAATTAAACTGATAGCTGAAATGCGGAGCGCGGTCATATTCGCCATTTGTGTCCTTATGTTTGTCTATCTTTACAACCTCATCATCAGGAAATACCAATGTAGGAGTCATAATCATTTTTCTTCACCTGCTACTCAAAATATGGACAAATATATCCATATCGAGAAAATTCCTGCTTCAACCTATATGCTTTTGTCATAAGACTACTCACAAGTTCTTGTATAGTCCACAGGCGTAAATTCCCGTATAGCCTACGGTACATACCTACGTTAGCTTGTTTATGCTATCTTGTAGGTTTGACAATCTCGCAAATTAAGACTTGCATTATAATCTCTATCCTCTGTATAACCACATTCACAACAATGGTATGTTCTATCCGATAATTTCAAATCAGATTTGATACAACCACAATTATGACAAGTTTTGCTAGAAGGATAAAATCTATCAACGACTCTTAACTCAATCCCATATTCGTTACACTTAGCAAGTAGCTTTGTCCTAAATTCAAAGAACTTTTGCTGTGCGATTGATTTGGAGAGATGTCTATTCTTCATCATACCTGATATATTTAAATCCTCAATAGTAATCCACATTGGCTTGGTTTTCACCAATTCGGATATTACCTTATTGATATAATCTGTTCTTATATTGTCAAGTCTTTGATGAATTTTCTGTACTTTTAACTTTTGCTTTTGGATATTTTGTCGAGTAGCTACTCCTTTCATATTTTTATTAAGTTTCTTATAGCTTTCGTATTTCCTCGATAAGCTACGTTGCTCACGTCTAAGTTTCTTTTCAAGTTTCCTTATTTTAGAACTCTTGTTGTCATTCTTGTAAACTTTTCCGCTTGAACAAACGGCAAAATCTTTAAGACCTAAGTCTATTCCTATTCCAAAGTCATTTAAAACAGGCTTTTGATGTTCCTGCTCTTCGACTAAAACCGACACATAGTATCTTCCTGCTTTGCAAGACACTGCTCCGCTTTTGATAATATGTGTTTTGGGGTTTGTAGGAATATATCCTTTTTCTTTTAATCTTACCCAACCAAGGGTAGGAATCTTAATTCTATGTCTTCCACATTGAATAATTGTTTTAGCATTTGTTTTTACAAAATACATTTTTACATCTGATTTTGCTTTCTTCTTGAACTTTGGAAATCTTGATTTTCCTTTAAAAAAGTTCTTGAAAGCTCTCTCAGCGTTCATAATGCTTTGTTTAACAGACTTACTGCTAACCTCTTTTATCCAATGAAAGTCAGGATTGTTGAGAATGAATTCATTGTTAATCCATTTAGAAAAGTCCATTCCAGATACAAAACGTTTTTCAGTTTTATATATTTCTTGATTGTGAGCAAGATAAAAGTTGTAAACGTATCTGCATACTCCAATAGTGCGATTAATTGTTTGTTTCTGTTCGAACGTTGGGTTTATTTCTGTCTTGTAACTCTTTAGCAATTTCTTCATCTCCTTCGATTTGCTTTTTATACTTTTTTAAACCATATATACGACAGCTAAAAACGTGTATAATGGATATTAAATCATTAACTAATTCTTGCTCTGGTGATGCCTTTTCATTATTAACAACAATAATCTCAACACCATAAGATTTAAGAAAACGTTCAAACCATTCATATCCAAAACGTACAAATCTGTCTTTATGAGCAACAATAACAGTCTTTATTAATCCAAGCATACAATCTTCAATAAGTTTATTCCATTTCTTGCGATTGTAATTTAACCCACTACCTATATCTTCAAAGATTTCATCAACAATAATCCCTTTTGCATTAGCATATTGTTTTAAAAATTCGACTTGATTTTGTAAATCATCTTTTTGATTAGAAGTAGATACTCTTGTATATATGACCGTTTTGCCGTGTTTACTATTACCATCACCCATATAATCGACATATTGTTTGTGAGTATAATAACGCCTATCTGTTGGAGTGCGATATGCTTTAAGTTTGCCTTCTTTGTCCCAACGTTGCAAGGTTTTTACAGATACACCTATCATTTCAGCAAATTCTTGTGGTTTGTAATTACTCATATAAAAACTCCTTTATTGTTTCTTATAAGTACATTATACCACATTCGTCCACATTTGTCAATATTTTATTGAATTTAAAATATTTCCAAAAGATAAGAGCCACTAAATAATTAATGGCTCTTTATTACTTTTGTATTTATTTAATAATTTTTACCGACTATTCTATCCAAATCAGCCTGTTGCAGATAAGCATTCATCTGTTCTAAGAATGTTGTGCCGTCTGTTGTATTGACAGTATCGATCTGGAATACAATAGTTTTATTGTTTGTGTCACTTCTATTTTGAATATTGTTTAGTGAGGACATTTTTGTCCTTACCAAATCTGTTATGCCGTTATAAATCTTGTCTCCAATATAATTGACAAGGTTATCCGTATTAGCCACAAGGTTATACAGTTTTCTGCCTTGCTCTGAATTGAAGATAGTTTCAACTGCATTTGGCTTTCCGTGAAGTTGTGCAAGTCCTGTATAATCGTCAATACCGCCTGAACGATATGGTTTAATAATGTTAAACTTACTCTTTAAAGCGTTAAGAATAGCTGTTAATGCACCCTTGTTCTTACCAAGCATAGGGTTAGCCAAGAGTTCTGATGAAACCATTTTGCCGTACAGTTCAGATTTTAACTGTTCTGCTTGTGCTTCATCAAGCCCTGTTCCAACAGTTTCACCGTCATATTGAACAAGATACAAACCATTCGATTTAGCACCCTCAACAGAAATATCAGAATAGTCAAGAGCTTCCCTAGCACGTTTTTTACAATCCTCTAAGAACTTAGTCCTACCTTCCATAGTCTGCATTTCTTTTTCAGAAACATCTGTCAACTGTTTTATGTAGTCTTTATTCTTATTCGTAATATCTGTAACATACTTTGATAAAGCTTCTTTTTCTTTCTTGTATGCCTCAATTTCTTTGCTTTTAGCCGTTATCTCTTTTTCAACGCTCTCAATTTCCTTTTCAACCTGATCTGAAAGTTGAGAACGATAAGATTGGTATTTGCTTGCAAAGTCATTAAGAATATTTGTGTCTTGCTGTGCTATTTTGTCCGTCCAATTAACACCTAAAATATCTTTGGCAAGCTGTTCATTTTCTGTGTTAGTAGAGCTGTTGATAAGGTCTTGCCACTGTTGTTTATACTTATCCCACAATGAAGTTTCCTTATCACGCTGCTTTTCAAGGTCAGATACACGTTTATCAGCACTAGCCTGTTCGTATTCCTGCTGTGCCTTGTTTACTTCCTCGGTATTGGTTTCCAAATGCCAACCACTAGCTTCAGAATAAACATTTACCTTTTTCTTTTTAGCATTTTCAAGATTATTTAGCTTTTCCTGTAAGTCAATAGTATCTTGTTTTTCTTCATTAACAGCTTTAATGGCATCAATTTCAGCATTATATCTGTCCTCAATAGCTGATTTCTGCTCGTCAATATAAGACTCTACTGTGTTTGCAACAGTTTCGTACTGAGAAATAATATTGTCAAGTTGAGTTTTTTGTTCTGTAAGAATATTCTTTTGTTCTTCAAGAACATCTTTCTCGTCCTCAGCTTTATCTATAAGGTCATCAAACGTTTCCTCATAAATTTTCTCAATATCATCTACAGACAGTTTAACTTCAGAAATAGAAGAAGCTACCTCTCCGAGTTTTTCAAGGCTTGAAATAAGACCCTCCACATTAGCCTTATCATTACCATTTGGCAAACTGTTTGATAGTTCTTTTAATCTGTCTGTTAATTCTTTAGGGTTTTGTCTTATCAGTTTCTTAACTTCTTCTGTCAGCTTTTCCGTGTTGCCTGAGAACTTAGCCAAGTCAGGATATGATTTAAACAGTTCAACTAAGTCACTATCCGAAATACTTCCGTCTTGCAGACTTGTTAAAGTATCTTTAAGTGATTTTGCTTTATTCTGAACTTCGTCAATATCGTCCGTCCACTCAGAAATATCAAAAGTACCTGTTGTTAATTTTGCAGGCAAAGTTTCAAAGAAAGTATTAACATAGTCAATTAAATCCTCGTCACCATTAGCCAAGTTGATTAACTTATCTTTGTATTTCTGAGTTAAATCATAAAGCCTATCAACATCGTCAATATTTTTATTTGCTACAGCATGACTATAACTTTCAGTAGCTTTCTGAGCTTCATCAAATGCTTTGCTAAATTCTTCACTTGTGTTATAGTTTTCAAGTGTTTTCTGAATTTCGTTGTATTTATCAACGGCATTAGAAAGTTTATCATATTCCTCTGTTGTGGTAGCAATTTCTTTCTGTAAATCAGTCAACCACTTGTTACGATTATCGTCTTTTGAAATGTTTGCCCATTTCTCGGATAATTCATCATAAACCTTTTGCATAGTATCAATACGTTCTTGCATTGTACCTGCAAAGTATAATGTATCATCATCGTAACCACTCATACCAACGTTATTGTATTTTTTAAGTATTTCGGCTACTTCTTTGTAATCGCCCCAATCGCCGTAATCACGAGAACCAACCTTGTTTATGTCTGCATTACTGTTGTATTTTCCAAATAACGTATCGGGAACATACGCTTGACCTACTCTACCGCCATTAGAACCGAAAGAACTTCCCTCTTTTAACTTTTTTTGAGCCAAGGCGTAAGCCTCGGCAATACTCAGCTTCCTATCTTCATCATCAGGATCAGTAATATCTGACTCTTGATAAAGTTCGCTTTCAGCCTTTTCTTTTTTCCACTCTTTGATTTTCTTAATATTTTCAGACATTTTGCCATTAAGCAAGTCAAGGCTCTTAGCTTCATTGCCGTACTTATCAATTAAATTATCCTGAATAGTATTCAAATCGTCCTTAACGGTCAACAAGTCATCTGTTGTTGCAACCAAAGTTACATAACGATTTACTAATTCGTTTACTGACTTGTTTTCTTCATCTAATTTGTCAATAGAGTCAGAAAAACTACTTGTGAACTGAGCTAAACTTTCTTTTGCATTATCTGCACCATTGACAATATTATCAAAAAGTGTTATAATACCATCAAGCAAGAAAGAAATAGCTAAACCTGTAAGCATATTGCCAGCAATAGACAACGCTTTCATACCAACAGCAGCAAGTTTGGAAGAAGTTGCAACGCCCTTTAAAGAAGCAGACAGTATTTCTTCTGATACCGCTGCACCATTAGCACTTCTAGCAATGTCAAGAGTTGTTTTAGAACAACCTTTTAAAGCTATTGACTCGGCTTCGGCTACTGATTTACCTTGTGTTAAAAGATTATTAAATTGACGGACGTTTGCTACTTCATTTACAGGAATAAGTGAATTGTTTTTAAACTGACTAAACGGATTTATCTTTTTAAAATCGGACAACTGAGTTATCATTTGCCCAAATACACTTATCCTATCATTACCACCATCATCTTTGGTTGTTTTAAAGACCTAAACCCTATATTTGCAGTTTTGATACAAATAACAATGGAGGAAATACAAATGGAAAAAAACACAAACGTGATACCCAACAAAAACAAAAAAAGTAATGGTTGTTTGGGGATTTTTATTGCTAATGTAATTGCATGGGGCATATTAATTTTAATTATTTACCTTGCCATAAATAGTGCAAGCTCTGAAAAAGACTACAGCCAAGAAGCCTACATAGCAGCTAAATTCTATGTAAACAAACAATTAAAAGCCCCTGCAACAGCAGACTATCCAATGTACGATAAAAACTTTATTACACATCATAATGATAGCTACACCGTATCATCTTATGTTGACGCTGAAAATAGTTTTGGTGTTAAGGGCAGATTATACTATACTGTCACTATGGAACGTGACGGCAAGGATTGGATTAACGTAAATGTTAATTTGAGAGAATAGATAATGAGTATGAGTGTATGAGTGTATGAGTATACACAAGTGTACAAATGGGCAAAAGTAAACAATGTGTGTTCATGTATAACAAAAGCTCCGAGAATATCGGAGCTTTATTTGCATTGTATTCTATTTATTTTTTGACTTTAGCACTTCTTCAATTTTCAACACATCTGGAAATATCAAATGCGAATTATTATTATGTACCAAAGCAGACACCTTTGTAGCCTTAGATACTATTCTTTTATAAGTCGTATAGTCAATGGCTACTGGCGAACCCAAATGTTGATACTCATTCTTTATATATTTATCGGTAACAGGACACATATTTTGAATTAAAAACGCTCTCTCTGCACCAAGCACTTTTCCAAAATCAATGGTATCGCATTTTCCGTTCTTGCTAATCTTCTTGTTATATATTTTTCGATATTTTTCAACTTGTGAAGATATTGGAATAACCCAATAAATATTGCTGTCAGATGTATCTATACAACAATAGCAAGGACGATCATGTATTTTACCATTAACAATTTCATGGTTGCTCATAAGTTTATCGTCATTAAAATCTTGATAATATTGATTGTCCAAAAAGTAAAAATGTCCAACTTCCATTGATTTATGCCCCTCAAAACAAATAGTCTCGCCTAGAGCGAGACTACATTTGAACTAGACTATTTATTAGTCGCATATCTAGCAGCGACAAACATTTGAACTAGACTATTTATTAGTCGCATATCTAGCAGCGACAAACATTTGAAGTATTCAATCTCTTGAATCATTTCTTTACTATATTATATGACATTAATAGTAAAAAGTCAATATACAATATGCACAAAATTGCAAGTTGGGAATTGGTGAAAATTATTTATGCTAACCATCACAAAAGACCCTAGAGAAAATCTAGGGTCTTATTTTATGGTTATTCATTATGTAGTCCACGTTATCTCTTAGAAACACTCCGTTGCATTTGTTCAGAACACAAATTCTTTAATTCTTGATATTTCTGTTCCACAAAACGGACTTTAGACGATACATCTGAACATTGATATCTCGCCTCTCTACTTAACTCATATAAGGTGCGATATGCCATATGAATTTGATACGGACATTTTTTCTGTATGATAATATTTCTATCTTTATGACTCTTTACAGTTTCAAGATTTATATCATCATATCTCTTGGACAAAAACAAATTCATATAATGAAGTGACGAATAGAATATACCGACTATTATCCAATCCGAAAAATCGTCATATTCTTTAACATCTGTGTCCTTTAGACATTGCACAAACAACTCATTATGTTTTATTTTTTTAGAATAATCCTGCGAGTTAGACACTAGGAGTCACCTCAATCACTTCTTCAAATTTAGGCATATTTGCTTCCACTAAATTCTTTTCGGAAGTAATCATGAAAACAATGTCTTGTTTATAATTAGTTGTAAAAGTAAAAGTTGCTTCATAATATTCGTCCAAAACTTCACCTATTTTGTCATCGTCAAAATCAGCAATTACATAGATTTCACTTCTTATACGGCTAACATAAATCTTCTTGACAACAAAGTTCTTAAACTTATTATTCTGCAACCACTTGATACACTTCGACATCTCGTCAAGATTGTCAACAGTACAACAATAAATATTGTCGAGAATCTGCTTGATTTCCATGTAATATGGCTCAATATTTAAGATATCCAACAAACTGGTTTTATAACCATCCTCTCTACAAACATTTACATTTTTAACATAAACATCTCTAGTGTTTCTCATGATATCACCCCTCTCGCAATCCCAAATCAACTACCTTTTTGTCTTGCATATCCAAACCGACACGAAGTAATGTTTGTACAAATGGCAGAAACATCTTAGATGGAAGAGTTATACCACTTGATTGTCCATTAGTTGTAATTTCGATACTATCTGTATCTTTTTGATATTCAACTTTTAATGATAGTTTAAGTTCCTTACCCATTTCCATATTATCACACCTCTCCATTTTATTCTAAACTACTTAATTATATTTTATTCTTTACTCTTTAACAAAAATACTAAAAGAGATTTTGTGAATAATTTAATATGATTATATAACACTTTTATAAAATATGCCACACAATCATATTTTAGACTTGTAAGGACTATTCTTAACTTAGTATACCCATTTTAGGAACTAATGTCAAGCCATATATTGGTTGCATTAACAAACATTGTGTTAATATAAATGTAAAATTTTTATTAACGAACAAATTTAGTGTTGACATACACAAATGAATAGTGTAAAATAAATCACTATGCAAAATGATTGGTAACAGTTTTATCCCACCCTCACTGTCAAAGGACAAAACTAAATAAATGAGGGATAATTCATTTTTTGAAACGCTATAGGTGTTACCTATAGTTGGAGTACACCTTTATCTTACCACAAGATAGTTACCGTCTACTCTCTGAACCTAGTCCGTATCTCCCGATAGGGGTTGGCTGCTGACCTGACATTTTTAACAACACTTAGCACATATTATAATAGTATAATAGGCTTTTATCTCAGCTTATGTCATCTTTGCTATTGTTTCCGAGTTTCCTCACTCTTATAGTGCCATTGCTATAAGTAGTCGCAAAGCTTTAGCCGTTCCCAGCAATTTGGCAACCTTATTTTAAAACGTGTGTGACCTATGCACATATAGTTTGTGGCTGTGCATAAGTTGGCATCTTTAATAATTGTTTACCTACGTTTTTGAATGATAATCCTGCCATAACAGCAGGAATAAGTGTTTCTAAAACACCGAATTTACTAATTAGATTATCAAGAACATCAATAATTTGTGTTCCACTGGTGATACCGAATTTAACCAAATCACCATTAATCAGAGTAGCTGACAAATTTTCAATACTTGTTTGAAAACCTTGTATTCTTCCTTGAATAGAGTCAAGGTATTTTTCATACTCTGACATAGCAGACCCAGCAGAGCCTATTGAGTCATTAACAATTTTATCCGCTTGACTCATATTCGTAAGCAATGCAGTAATTGTATTGCCTCTTTGCTTGCCTGCGATTTTCTCTATGATAGCGGCTTTTGACGTATCAGTAAGGTCGTTCCAAACATTGGCGATACCTTTCATAATTTCATAGGTACTCTTAAAGTTCTGAGAGTCCTTCATTATGTCAAAGCCACCTGTACCATTTACATTAGTAAGAGCTTTAATATCTTCCCTCAGTTTTGAGGTTGATACTGCCATGCCCTCTGTTGACTCGCCTGCATCTTCAAGTTCTGTTTTTGCTCCACGAAGTCGCATTGACAGAACTTTTAAACTATTTCCCGCTTCGGCTGCGTCTCCAGTTATTTCTGTAATGGCTGTACCCATTGCTATTGCCTGATCTAATGTATTTCCTGCTACGCTCAGTGAAGATACTGACCTTGACAACATATCACCAATATCACTTGCTGAAACAGCATACTTGTTTGATATTGCGTTAAACTTATCGACAATATTGATAGACTCATCAACTGTCATGTTATAGCTTTTCATAACTGTTGTTAGGTCTTGTACTGCTGTTGCATTATCTACTTCACCAACAACTGAATAAATACCTGAGTTTGTGGCAAGTGTTTCAGCTTCATCTAAACTATAACCACGTTTACCCCATTCTGCGGTTTGAGAAATAAGATTAGACAAATCAATCTTTAAATCTTTAGCCTTTTGACCTATATTATCAAAGAACTCGGCATATTGCTGATTTGTGTTATCAGTAACCTTACGCAATTCTGTCATAGCTGTATCAATATCTACAACATTATTATAGAACTTAACAGCTTCTCTTGATATACCTGAAATCACAGTAGTTAAACTCATCCAGCTTGTGAATTTTAAAGCGTCCTCTTTAATCTTATCGAAAAAGCTTAACCCATTCACACCTGCTGCCTGTGCTTCAGAACTCATTGTCCTAAAACTACGATTGATTTTATCAACATTGACTTTCAAATCGCTCGCAGTTAGATCGCTAGCATTAAGCAACTTTTTGAGTGAGGCTATCATATTATCAGTTTCAACCTGATATGTACCGCCATTAAAAGTATTCTTGCCCATGGCTTTAGTGTTAGCCTGTTGCCATGTCTGAATTGTGTATATTAACTTTTTAATGTTCTGCCTTGTAGCTTCTATATTCTGTTGTGATTTATTGCTAGAAAAACTAGCTTTATAAGCTACATCTGCCCTCTTTAACTCATTTGTTAGTTCATTGAGTTTAATACGATATTCGTCTAATGCTTTAGGATCGCCACCTACATTAGACAAACTTGTTTTTAACTCATTAAACTTTTCTTGAAACTCTCCATTAAAAATAGGCGACTCTTTCCACTTTGTTTCTAAAGTGGTGAGATTTTGCGTAAGTCTAGCTACATTATTTTCTGTTTTAGTAGATGTAGCTGACGATTTATCAGCAGACTTAGCTTTTACAATAGCCTGTTCATATTCACCTGTTTTCTTGAGCAAACGTATTTGTTCTTCATATTCCGAAGAAATTAATTTATTTTTTTTCAAATAGCTTTCGGCTGTAGATATTCTACCCTTTGCATTTTTTATTTGCCTATTTATTTCAACAGTTTCCTCTTTGCCTGCTGAAATACGTTGTTTTTCTAACTTGTTAATTAGCGAAATATTTTCGATAATTTTATTGTATCTACTAGCTTGCTGTTGTGCCTCAGAATTATCAGATTTTTCAAGTAACTGTAAACTTTTTATTTCTGTTTCTGCTTTTTTAACTGAAACAACTAACTCACGATATTCCTTAGACCATTTTTCATTTCGCCCAAATTGACTTTCGGTTTCATTGACCTTGTTTAATTGAGAATTTAAGCTACTAATTAAATCGGAAACCTCTGACGGTTGTTGTTTAAGTTTTGAGAAACTATTTGATATTTCCTGTATTGTTGCAGGCATTTTAGCCAAAGTGTTTTCGGCATTTGTAGTTTCGTTAAAAGAACTTGTAAGAGATTTTAAATTTTGCCTGATATTGCTTGCAGTAGTTTTTAATGAATTGAATAGTTTATCAACCTCTGCAATAGAACCACCTTTGCCAAGATTGTCAATAGCAACATTAACGGCATTAATTTCATTTCCTATGCCCGATTCAATACCTTTATTCGCTGACTTAAATGCCGAAAGTTTAGCAGTATAATCCGACTTAACCTTATCAATATCCGCAATCAGCTTTAATATACCCTTTTCAGAACTGCTACCCGATAGATAGTCAAATGACCCATTTGTTTCGTTCAGAGCATATTTCAGTTTTTCAACTTGACCTGTCAAGCTTGTAACTTCTGCCGTAATTTGAGTAACTTCACCCGAACTATCTTTAGTCCATGAAAATGTCGGATTACCAAACTGACTCAAAACTTTTCTTGCATTTTCAATAGTTTTAATAATATCTATCTGTCCGTCTTTATTAAAACCTGCCTTAAAAGTTTCTGCAAGAGTTGTGTCAATATTCTGTATCTCATGCTTTATATTTTTAACAGAGCTAACTACCTGTTTTTCAGCAACCTTTATACCACTCTGAATAGAAGTTACATTTAAACCACCAATATCTATTTTTAGATTTTTGCTGATTGTAGCAAGTTGAGATTGAATTTTCTTTTGTGTTTTATTCAAATCCAACTCACCAATGATTTTAGCATGAGCCTTATTGTCATTTGCAAGTATATTATTTAATTTAGGTATATCGTCCTTAACTTTACTTGTGTCAAGTTCCACAGGAACTCGTATTTTTAAATCATCTGCCATTTCACTTCACCTCTATTCCTTGTCTTTTAAGTCCTTGTCTTAAAGCCATAACGTGATATTTGTTATCACTTAAATCCTCTTTTGCGTTATATACAAATGGTCTAGCAACACCATGATACGTCCAGTTTCCAAAATCGTACCCCCAACCAGTTTCAATGATAGGTGCTAATTCTTGACCTGCATTATCTGACTTAATCATTTTCCCCTGTACAAAAATATAAGGGTTAGCCATTGTGTTGTTTTCAACAACCAAAGTGTCACCTTCGATAGAAGAATTAATATTATTAATATCCATTAAACCACCATTATCATATCGTCTTACATATTCATGTGGTACATAACTATCGTAAACATCTCTTTCAATATGATCTAGCATAACAGTGGTAACAACCTCGGCAACATCTGTAAGCAGAGCGTAATCAATTCTTGTTCTTAGTTCTCGCTCTAGTTCTTTAAGGTTTTTTACAACCATTTATTCCTCACCACGCAACCACTTTACAACAAGCTTCAAATCCTCGTCAGCTTGCTCCTGAGAAACTTTACTATGTGTTTCTATCGTAACTTTATCACCATTTCTTAAACCCAAGCTACAAAGACCTATAATTGATTTGCCATTGACCGTTCTATCTGTTGTCAGATTAACCACAGAGGGACGTACCTGTGCAAAATACACAAACCTATGAATATTCCTAGCATTAGGCACTATCCCAAGTGTTATTTCCTGTTCTGCAAAGAACATATTAGTCACCGTCCTTGTTGTTTGAAATTACAATTTTATTTGCCATGTCATTACTATCTTTAAGTGTTTTTAACACTTCATTTAAGCTTTCAGTGTCAATATCTTTCGTAGCAACACTAATCTGTTCTATCATTTCTTTTGCTTTGTTTGCAAACTCTGTTACAGCTATATTAGCCATGCTCATAACCTTTTCAGCCGCTTTGTATCTAACATTCATATCAATACCGCTGTCAATAGCTATACCAATTAAGTAATACTGATCTTCGTCAATCGACTTCCAATCAATATTATTATATTCCCTATTCAACTCTCCACTATCATAAATCTCCGCAATATCGTCTGATAAAAACTTATGCTCTCCGTAAAGAGTGAGCGTATAATATTCACGCAAGATATCTTTATATCCTGCTCCGTACTCAACTGTACCTTTAACTACATTATTTATAAATGCCTGCATTTCCGCAAAACTAAGCTTATTTTTCATTCAATTTTCCTCCATTTTCTTGCGTTTCTTTCTGCGTTTCTCAGTCTCTTACACTCATCATAATCAATCCACCCACCAAACTTTTTAACATAAGTAATCCACTTATATGTAATGTCTGGATAGCAATACCAAAACAATTTACGTTTAAGTATTGCCACTGAGTCTGGCATACCTTTTGTATCTATAACTTCAGTGACACCATCTTTATAAGTAACCACAAAATCAGCGACATATTTAATTGGCAACACAGTTTTGCCATCGTGAACGAACTTCGGTTGCAGTTCATATGGTTTCTGTAACTCGTACGAAATCACTTCACCGCTTTCCACTAAAGGACAAAGTACATCACGATAATATTTCATTTCTAACACTGAGTCGAAAATAATGCCATTATAACTACGTTTTGATTTGTCTTTATCTACATTAAACTTGCTTCTATCTGTCATTTCTACCTCTTTATAAAAAAATAAGGGCGGTCAATACTTATCATAATAACCGCCCTTTCTATTTTATTTAGTTTTTTTACTTGTTGTGCCATTTTTGAAATTTGTAATATCAGCCAAAACATTATAAACCGACTCTTTATAATCTTCCTTTTTTAATGTTTTAAAAGTAATACCAATATTAGCAAGTAGTTTTCTCGCTTCAGCTTTGGAGATAACCTCGTGCATATATTCTTCTATGATTAAAAATAATTGATAACAAGATGGTGTGTCTACATATCTTCTCCAGCTATTTATTTTATCACATTTATTACACGCATAATATCCATTACCGCAAATAACACACTCATGATTGTTTTCCATATTAATCCTCTGGAATAACAAATCTCAGAAGCTGACCCTCGTCACTACAATAGTCCTTCAGAGAGTCAATAGTAAATGGGAAGTCACCCGTCTTGTCAAGCGGTATCTGAGTCTCAGGAGAAAGCTGTGCAGATGCCATGACAACCCAACCATGATATTCAATATTTTTATCACAAATATCTGTAAAGATTGACTCAAGCCAAAATTCACCTGATTTTGGCATATCATTCGTACTCTTCGTAATGTCAACTGCATTTTCAGACTCATATGTATAATATACCTGAATAGTCATTCCTTCCTTGATAGCAGTATCTGTCGGAAGTGTAATTTCTTTCTTAGCCGCATCAAGTGAAAATTCCTTTTCTGAATTTACCGCTGCATATTTGTAAGAAGCAACCTGTTCTTTCCTTTCATTGAGCAGATAAATGAATGATATTCCACCCACAGGAACTTTACTCAGAGTAATCTTTGTTATGTCGCTACCCACCTTAATCTTCTCTCTTTTAGGAATGAGAATTTTGTTAGTAGAACTTGCAACGTTCTTTTCCGTACCCCACTGAGCAGCAAGAAGTGACAGCGTAAGGAACGATGTATTACCTGTGATCTGAGCTGTATCAGCATCATAGTATTTTGCAATTACCGCACCTGTTGCATCTGTCTTATCCTGTGAAGTAGCATTGGTCTGAATGTTTACGTCTTTCAAATCTTCAAGAGTCCAAAACAGCACTCCGTCAGTAGGCGAAAACATCTGACCTGAAATAGCTTGTTTAAAAAGCAATTTGTCTGGATTAAACATATTATTTCCTCCTTTATTTTCTATTGTTTCCGTTACCATGTACGGAAACAATTTAATTCTTCTTTATTCTTAATGTCCTTATAATAAATAGTACCGCTATACAAACCTGTGGTAAGCTTCTGTGCTTGATTTATGATTTGATTTCTTAAAAGACAATCATAAAAAACATTAATAGGTAACGACCAAACCGTGTCCCAGTTGTATTTAAACCCTTCAATATTTGTTAATGTTGAAATATATGGCAACAAAATAGAACGAAATTCTTTTTCTTGATACTCACCCCTAGCTAATTGTCTTTCAAGCTTGTCTAATTCATATTGTAATCTCCATTTTCGGGTGTGTTCATTTCCGTCTTTAATATTATTATCAGCGATATTAAGCATTTTCCTGAAATATTCAGTAAGCAGTTCATAATCTGCTTTACCTATTTGAATATTGTTATAAACATCAAATAAAATAATATCACCGCTATTCGTGTCAATATAGCGTTTCATCTTACCAAAATCAATATTACGGATTATAAATGAAACATCAGTTAGCAAATGATTTTCGACAATATCACAAAACAAGTCAAAACTATCTACTGAGTTAAAATCAATACCCTTGCTCCAAAGATATAGCCTTCTATCATATGGAGTTGAAATTATGTCAGACACAATGACCCAAAACTGTTTTTCACCTAGTTTTGACTCGTCTGAAATCTCGTCCAAAGTTGGGTTGTGAATTTCAAACTTGCCTAACATAAATGTTTCTTTTTTATTACGATAAATCGAAAGCTCGTCCATAACTAATTACCCTCACATGGATTTATCGTAAGTTCTTCACCTTGAAATATTAAGGTACGCCTTTTATAAACAGGCGACAAATTATTTGGATTATCATTTGAGGATAACCCTTAAATGCCCCCCATATTACTTTCGGAACTGAAACTTCAATATTAAGGTACAGTTCTACATCAGTTTGAGTGTAAGGTATATATAAAAAAGGGTATATATTAGAATACACAATATTTTCTAGTTCTTCCTCGTCCTTTTCAAATAAATCTAATATATTATCTTGTGATAATATCATAGAAATAGCTTTATTTTTCCATTCCGATATAACAGAATTTATTGGCATTTTACACACCCCCCACTATATTAACTAATAACTCAGACAAAACATCATCAACTGTACAAACCAATTTAAAAGAGCTACCAATTAAAGCACTATTGTTTAAACACTTTATCTTTACCTTATTTTCATTTACTATCATGGTAATAAAATCTTGTTGTTTATCAAGTAATTTCAAAGACCAAGTGACACTCTTATCTGTTTTTGCAGTAAATGTTTTTACTGTACCACCACAACGAATTTCTGCATTGCCACTGTAAGATATTTCAACAGGTTTGGTTGCATTATTGGGCTTAAAGTAGTCACATAGCATAAGGTCAATTCTATCTGTCTGCGGATTGTATTGACTCTCTGACAAGATAATGTGCATACATCTGCCATTTCCAAAAGAAAAGCTGACAGTATCAGGTCTAGTAATTCTATAAGGTGTAGGCTCTTTGTCATTATAATCAATGAAAAAACGCTTATCATGAGGAAAATATTTCGTTTCCTCGTCAAGCGAAATGTACATCATTAACTGATCGTAACCAATGGTAATTATTTTTGTCTCATTTGTGCCTGAATTATACTGTGAAGCATTTTGAATATTACACGGCTTATAGTGAACTATGCCGTTTTCGTCTTGCCACTTAATAACATAATTACACAAATACAAAATAGATTTTTCATACAGTTTGTTATTTGTAGGCTCGGTCAATATTAGCCAAATCTTATTATCGTATTTAATATACTTATAGTCCGATATTGTACTAATATAGGTTAAAACCTGTCTTTGCCAAGCTTGTGTTGGCGTATCAGGTATTTCATTCTGAATTATGCCCTTTGTAGCAAATTCATTTTCAAAATCCTCACCGTTAAACACTCCACTGCACAGAATAATATCATCTTCAATAACGCTATCATCTAAAACGTCATTAAATGACATTTCACTATCAAACAATAAATCTTGTTTTTCAGAACCTTCCGTATAATACGGCTGCCGAATTAAGTACCATTCTTTACTCATTCAACCACCTCAATTATACGCAGTGTCTTTAAGTTGCTCATAAAGGTCAACTATTTTAAAGTTCACCCAATCAATCTCAACTTTAGCTTGTCTTTTGTCACCCTCTGAGTTGTTTATTGATAAATCCTTAGAAACTATGTTGCTACGTTTGACAATTTTGCTATATTGTCTTTCACAATAAAATCTCTTTATTGTATAACCCAATATATTAACAACTATCTGATTTAAAACAATATCGTTTCCGTCAATATCAGTAAATATTTTTTTCTCATTATTAAAATAAAGCTGACTAATTTGGGTTGAAAACTCGCCACAAGCCATTTTAAACCACTGAAAAACAAGGTCGTCACTTAACGCAATCCTTTCAAGAAATGTGGACTCAAAAACAGCGACCACATCTTCATAGGTAGTAGCCATTTTAACCACACCCTTTCTTAAAACTTATAGCCTGAAATATTTTCTATTTCGTTACGCTTATAAACTGCCACATTGTCAATTCCAACTTCTTTGGCAAGTGGAATAATCATTTTCTTATCGCCTTCAGTAACTACAAGTCTTGAGAGTTCAGCCATAAAATCGGCTTTATTGCTAATGCCAAGAAGTGCCTTTACACTGTTAATATCAAGAATAACAGGTTCATTATTATCATTCTCGTCAAGTGAAAAAACGTATCTTCTTATATCCTCGTCAAGAATTTTCAGATAAGCATTATTGCCAAAGCCATCAGTACCACAGAACATTCCATTACCTTCCTGTATCTGAGCCATAACCTCTCCAACATTAAGCTGTGCAAATTTCTTTGCATTTGGTGGAATAGTAATATCTCTTTGTGTTTCCACAGCCCTAAAACCCAATTCCCAATTACGAGTGTTTTCAAGAAACACTCTATCGGTAAGCTGAATTTCCCTTTTAGACTTTACTTCTGTAATATCGTTATTAATTGTGGCAGTAGTTGTATTTTTTCTTACATTTGCCAAATTTTTAATCTTCCTTTCAAATATAATAATAATGTGGCAAGAGTTTACACCCTCGCCACATCAATAATTATTATGTAATTAACCCTGCTTTGTAAGCAGACCAATTTCAAATTCTCTACCCTTTACAACATCAGCACCAAGCTCCATATCGAAACGTGTCTTTACCGTACCTGTCTCAACATCATTGCCTGTCATAGTTGTAATACCGCCACGTCTGAAGATATTTACTGGAGAATTTGCTCCCTGTGCAATAAACCACAGATCGTTTGGATTGTAGTATGTGTCAAAACCTGACTTGTCAGCAAGTGGCTTTGTGAAGTTATATGGGTTCTCAAGTTCAATAAGAGCTGAACCCTTATAGAAGCCATTCAGACCCGTTCTAGCAATCTCATCTACCTGTGTAGCATTGAAGAATGGGATTGGTGTAGAACCAACTGTCTTATAGCCGTTCCAATCACAGATACCAGAAATAAGTGAGAAGTCACCTGCAATACCAACCTTGCCAAGCTTTCTAACCTTATTTATCATACCGTCAACCTGTGTCTGAGTTGGAGCAGAGTCATACTCACCATAGAACTTTACATATTCAGTATTATTCTTCAGTGCAGACTTGATAACATCAAATACATAAGCAACGCCCTTGTTGTTCATGTCGGTCTGTACCTGTGCCATTTCCTCTGCTACAGTACCACCAAAATTACCAGAAGCAAGCTCACGATAATCAATAGCCATACCAGAAGATATTGTCTGAGTTACGATTGGGTACTCTACCCACTTTCTACCTGCAAAACTTACATCAGAACCAGAAGCCTGAAGCCTAGCATCAAGACCCTCATAAGAATAAGTCTTAACTCTTGGCTGCTCATCATAGCCAATCTCACGATAATTACCAAGGAAATTAAATATCTTTGTTGCCTCGAGAAGCCTTGGCTGTATAATATACTTTACAATAGTATTAATCTCTGCAACTGCTCTGCTATCGCCTGCAAGTGCCTGTTCACCAAGCTTTGAAATTCTTGAACGTACTGCGTCTACCTTCTGACCGTACTTTGATGTATCTTTGCCTGCAAAAAGAGCAGAACAAATCTCAACTACTTCGTTGAAAGCCTTTGCGTTCTTAACAGCAACCTCAGACTTATTCAGATTATTAAGTTCAAAAGAAGTATTAATCATTATTAAAACACCGTCCTTTATTTTACATTCGTTAATTAAGCGTGTACAACGACTCTAAGTCCGTTACCACCAAAACTTGTCTTTTCCACAACTTCAAGATACTCTGCATAACCAGAAACATCAGCACTCTTAGCCCACTTACCATTAGTACCAACTACAAGCTTATCACCTACTGCAAGTGTATTGTAAGCTGTTGTTACAACTGCATCGTCCATATCAAAAAGATGTCCTGCAAGAGAAGCAAGAGTAAAAATGCGTGGAAACTCACCAATCTCAATTCTATAATCGTTTGGTGTGAGTGTCTCAGGCTTATCAATTCTGTTCATTACAACTGCAAGACCAGCCTGCTTTGCTGTTGTTGCGGTTGGTAGAGCAACAGCCTTTGTTTTAAGATCATATGTAACAGCCATGCCGTTCTCAAGAACAACAGGTGTCTTGAGATAGCCAAAATTCTGTGCTACCTTGAAATCACCAATATTTGCAAATTTAATCATTTAAAATTCCTCCAATCGTATTTTTTATACAAACAGATTATCAATATCGAGTTTATCGTTCTTATCATCATCGTTGTCAGTATCTACGCAACCAAATATGTCAGCGGCAAAATTGTTCTGAGAATTAATCTCAACAGCCATTGCCTTTTCCTTCTTCTTTGTCTCAGCACCAATGCAAGCGTTGATTTCTGTAACAATATCGTTTACCTCGATACCACAACCCATAGGATCTGCGTTAAACTTGTCAAGCTTATCCTTAGCCATGTTCTTTTCATCGTCTGAAAAATCTCCAAGAGCTGAATTGAGTTCTGCAATCTTTGCAGACTTTTTAAGTTCATTCAATTCTGCTTTCATTGTTTCAACGAGTCCGTTAAGTTCATTAATCTTCTCGTCTTTCTGACAAGCATTGGTTTCGGCTGTTGTCTTTTCACCTGTAAGAGTTGCTATCTCTGCATCTTTTGTAGAAATAATCTCATTCATTTCAGCAATCTTAGTCTCGTAATCTGCATTTTTAGTATTGAGTTCAGTAATCTTATTCTCAACAGCAGAAATAATCTGATTAAGTGTCTTTTCGTCCACTTTCTCGTCCTCCTTTATCTTTTGATTTAGTTCTATCAGTATTGCACTATCGTCACTAGGCTCGACAGTTAAAATGCAATATCCACTATAGTCATAAACTTTTGGTACTCTACCTTTTTCGACAGGCTCTCCGTCATACACTATTTTATTTTTGCCTTTACCAACAAATTCAACAGAACCATATATTGTATCACCATCATTAATTTTGTTTTCAAGCCATTCAACAAAATGTGGATAACGTTGCTGATTAATATAACCCTCGGCAATAAGAACTTTATGTTTCTCACCATCAATCTGAATATCTTCAATAGACCAACCATCAGCAGAACCTACTTGAACAGAATTTTCAAATAATGGCATATTGCCGTCTTGACCTGTCATTCCATGGTCGTATGGAATATCTTTTTCACTATCCAAAAATGTTGCACAAATAGGCATACCAATAATACTATCTGCATTATTTCTAACATACTGCTCATTGTAACTAATACCATTTTTGTTATAGTGATTACGGTCTTGATGAATTTCGTGTAGTACCAACTTTACACGTCTGCGACCGTCCGACCTCTTTGCTTCGCTTATTTCACAATGAAACACTAACTTTCACCTCTTTTCTGACATAAAATAAACCTAGTCACTAAACGCAACTTAGGTTTTAGTTTGTTGTTGAAGGTTTTGGTTGAGCGTTTCCATTTAGATTTTCGCTCATTATGCTATTTTCGTTTGTCTTTTCAGCTACCTTAGTTCTACCACCGTTTGAGTGGTCTGCATCACTTGGGTCGCTATCTTTGCTACTCATGGTATAACTCGTCTTATGCGTTGGATATTTATTTTCCCAATCATTATCCAGTTCGTAATCCATAAGTGACAAGTATACATCGCTATCCCAACCAGTGCTTGCAATCCAAGCTGTCAAAGACCCCTTACCTCTAGCATAAAGGTCGGTCATATATTTAACCTGTTTATCTCTATTTACAAAAGTAACAGGTAAAATAGCACACTCCATATAAAGCTTTTTATCCTTAATAATATTGGCGTTAATACATTTATTCAATTCCATAATAAACATATTTATCCAATCATATACGTTTCCTGCAACCAACTCCAAATTAAGTGTTGCAACAGCATAGTTTCCTGTACTATTACCGTCAAGGACACTACTAGCAATACCCAAATCGGCAGGCACTTTTGATTTATTGGCATTTTCGTTCTTTTCATCAAAAATAGAAGTGTCAACTTTTATATCATTTAATTTTGTACCTGCGGCAAGCGAGAAAAATGACTTGCCATATTTATTTTGTCTTGTAGTAATAGCATCTTTAACTACCTTATGTTGGTTTTTCTGCTGACTTTCCGTCAAAGTACAACGTCCGTCTTTTGCTTCAGGAAATGTTTGATAAATAATTTGATTATTCAACTGATCTAATACATTCCGCTTTGTAGAAGTGAAATAATCTGCGTATAATACATCGTCCAACGCACAAATCATTAGTGGAACACCATAAGGATTAATAGCCTTACAGTTAATTTTTGTCACCATTGTATTATCATTATTTAAAACTTTCCATGGCTTAATATTATTGTGAGTTGAATATTTACTATACGCTTCTCGAATTTCTCTTGGAAAAGCCTGTAGTTTTCTTCTTTTGTCATCTTCTACCATACCGTCAAAATATCTTAAATCAAAAGCAACAATAGGTGAACCATTCTTTCTGCCAACTATACGGCAATAGTCAACAGGCAGATTAATAACGGCACATTTAACTCCCAGTTCATTGATCTCTACAATATTTAAAGTATCAATATCATCAAGATATTTGTCAGCGAATACGGACTTTGTAATTTCAAAGTATTTAAAGTCCATTCCCTCAATCATATCGTTAAACAAATTATCTCGAATAACTTCCTTATATCTTATTGTGTCAAGAGTTTGTTGCTACCTTTAGCGATTTTGCTAGTGTTTTGTTGCTCCCATATGGAGAAGCTAATTACATTTTATATCCATATGAAAAAGCCATTTGTCAGGCTCTTGTACTTCCTGTTCCAGAAGTTGAGATAGAAGAATATACATACGAGGAACTTAAAGCCATTCCGTCAGAAAGGGGTACAGGTCGCCTTGGCAGTAGTGGAAAGTAAGATTATGAATAAAAAAATGAAAAAAAGCAAAACAGCTTTGGTAACAAAAGGTAAAAAGAAAATACCAATAAATATCATTATACATAATCCAAACAACATGGATAAATTCAATGATTATTATTCATCTGTTATTATTGATACGATAAAAAAAATAGCATAAATATAAAGGTGTCCGACAATGGCAAATATTGTCGGACACCTTTATATTTATTGACTTTTTTCAGAAAATATGCTATAATGAAAAACTATCTACAAAAAGGAGACATATAAATGAGAATAGCAATATATTCAAGAAAATCAAAATTTACAGGCAAAGGTGAAAGTATTGGAAATCAAGTTGAAATGTGTCGAGATTATATCGCTACAAATTATAATGGCGAAGAACATTCCATACAAGTATTTGAAGATGAAGGCTTTAGCGGTAAAAATCTTGACCGACCACAATTTAAAAAAATGATAGAAATAGAAAATGTCATACCATTTGATTTAATAGTTGTGTATAGATTAGACAGAATTAGCCGTAATGTAGGCGACTTTGCTTCTTTAATTGAAAAGCTAAATAAAAAGAATACGTCATTTGTATGCGTAAAAGAACATTTTGATACAGGCAACTCTATGGGACGTGCAATGATGAACATAGCTGCGGTTTTTGCACAGCTAGAAAGAGAAACTATAGCAGAGCGTATTAAAGATAATATGTATCTTTTGGCAAAAGAAGGTCATTGGCTCGGAGGAACGACACCATTAGGCTATAAATCCATTGAAGGTACAAATGGTAAAAGGACACATTTTGAACTTATCATTGATGAAAGTCAAATAGATTTGGTGAATATAATTTTCAGTAAATATAAACAGCTTGGTAGCATTAACGGAGTAGAAACATATTTGTTTGTGAATGGTTATAAAACTCAAAAAAATAACTATTGGCATAAATCTAATGTAAAACGCATTTTAACCAATCCAATCTACTGCATTGCGGATATTGATAGCCTAAATTATTTCACTGAGTTAGGCTGTAATGTTTGTTTCACACTTGACGATTGCAATGGCAAGAAAGGCATTTATCCGTATAATAGGTTTTCAGGACAAAAAAGAGAAATGCAATCATATGATCGATGGATTATTACTATATCAGAACACCAAGGAATTTTGGCGGGCAAAGAATGGGTGGCTATTCAGCAACAATTAAAGGCAAATTCAAAAGATGGTTTCGGTGGGAAGGCAAACGAAAGACGTTCCACTAACAACACTTCACTTCTATCGGGCGTGCTGTTCTGTTCGTGCGGAGCTTATATGCGACCAAAAAAATATCCATCAGGAAATACTTTTTATATTTGTGAAAACAAAATGGATAAAAAAATAACTGAATGTAATAATTCTAACATCAATGCAGACGAATTAGATAAAATAGTCTTGAATGAGTTGTTTTCTTTTGATATAAAGGACGGAGTTGTTGACTCTCAAATCCAAAATCTAAAAGAGCAAATTGCAAATGTTGATAGTGACTTACAAAAACAAATTGGGCGTTTAAAAAAACAAATAGAAACTAACAAAAATACAGTAAATAAATTTATGAATATAGTAGCATTGTCTATTGAAAATGATACACCAGAACAAGTGGTTGAAGTTTATAACCAAAAAATAAATGAGTTATTAAATCAAAATAAAATAACTCAAAAAAGAATTGACGAGTTGCAAGATACAAATATTGTTCAAACAAAGATGACCAATAGACTAAACAGCTTAACAGATGCCATAGTATATCTTAAAGAAAACTTTGATAAACTGACTATTGTGGAAAAAAGAGGATTTGTTAAAGAAATAGTCGATAGGATAGTTTGGGACGGCAAGAATATCAATATTTTTATTAAAGGTATTTCAGAATTATCAGAATAA